GTGTTGCTAGTAAATCAGAAAGATTGAGAATAAACAATGCTGCCACCGACGATGCATGGAATTCAGCATCGGCTAGTACACAATACAGGTCAGCAAAGACCACAGCAACACCCTACAGCATAGCAGCCAGAGATGCTAGCGGAAACATGGAAGCTAATTTGTTCCAAGGTACTGCTACCGCAGCTCAATACGCTGACTTAGCTGAAAAGTATCTACCAGATGCGGAATACGCTGCTGGCACAGTTATGATTATTGGCGGCGAAAAAGAAGTTACTGCAAGTACATGGGGTAAACGAGCGATCGGGGTAATTAGTACCAATCCAGCTTACATGATGAACAAGGATTTAGAAGGTGGCGTTTACGTTGCTCTAAAAGGTCGTGTTCCAGTTAAGGTAATCGGTTCTGTTAAAAAAGGAGATAATCTAATAGCTGCCAATGACGGATGTGCCACAGTGGGGGTGCATCATTCAAGCGAAGTATTTGCCATTGCATTAGAAAGCAATAGCGATACAGGTACAAAATTAGTAGAAGCGGTGATTTTATAAATGACTACCGGAGCCCAAATTGCTGCTACGCAGTATAACAGCATACGCAACCAAATTATAGATGTCCTAGGTTCCGGTTCAGGAAATCGAGGATACGGGCAGACTATACAAAGTGCCGCTGTGTTTTCGGGAAATATAATAACCAAAGCACAGTGGGAAGCTTTACGCTACGATCTTTTTAATATAAAAGTACATCAAGATGGAGTCGCTCCTAATCTAGCCGAAGTTGCACCAGCACCAGCCGCGATTCGATATGGTGCAGGTCATCCTAATTTTAATTTTGAGTTTGTGGCAACTAATGCCACAGCGAACAGATTTAACATAGGCAACGGCCAATCTATTTTATCTACTAAAGCCACTAGAACTTTCAGTACTAGCTGGTCGGTATCGGCCACCACAGAGCTCACAGTTAGTTTTGCTACAGCCGATGATGCTAGATACTTTTTTAATAGTGGCGGCAAGATAAGATTTACCAGCACTAGGACTGACGGTTCTGCAACTTCGCAGAACAATGCATGGACTAATACACTAAGCCAAGCAGGAACACAGAGCTTTGGCGCTAACACACCTCTTAACATCAATTTTTATACGTTGACCAACACCTACACCGGCGGTGAATTTTACCAATTAAACAACAGTACACCGTATTCCGCTAACTATTATCAGATAGCTGCCAAGTGTGATGTTCCAAATAATTCAGTGGGTGGTGCTACAGTATTAACATTTAGGATTACATGGAAAGATGACTATGTAGACCCGGATGTGATTTCTGGATTTCCAGCTGGAACTAATCCAGCATCGGGAGTAGTCGACGGGACACTGAGTCTTATAGTGGAAGAATTAAAAGCATCAGGTAGTCTACAACCCACAGGATCATTTACAATATCTAGTCCAATATATAGTCTAGCAGTGATTTCAGCGACATAAGTAGTCATATGCCACTTAATACAGTAACGTTTACTTCATCAACCACATGGACTGTTCCTAACGGAGTATATCTCATAAACGAGTTATTTCTTGTTGGCGGTGGCGGTGCGGGCGGCTCTGCCGCTATGTCTGGCGGTGGTGGCGGTGGACAGATACTACTAACTACTAATTATTTAACAACTGCTGGTTCCAGTATATCAGTTACAGTTGGATCCGGTGGTATTGCAAGTTCTGGGGCTTCTGGAACTAGCACAGTATTTGGCACATTAACTGCCGGTAGCGGAAGTAATGGTCAAACTCTTGGTATCAGTGGTATTGCTGGAGGAGCGAGCGGATCGGTTGCAGGCGGTTCTGGATTTTATTCCGGAGTTCAAAGTCCAGGAGATGGCGTTGATCGATATCAAGGTGGCGGCGGCGGCGGCGCCGGATTAGTTTCGGGATCACTATCTTCTCCTGGACAGGTTGGAAGGAATGCGGGAGATTATCCAGGCGCTGGCGGAAACGGTTATCTATTGCCTTGGAATTCTACGTATTATGGCGGTGGTGGCGGAGGAGGAGCTACTCGTGTTACCACAATAGGCAGTATAGGTATAGGTTCGGCTTCTGGTGGAGCCGGCGGCGGGGGGGCTGGCGGAGTAGCTTCCAACGGCGGAGTCTCTGGTGTTCCAAATACTGGTGGAGGCGGAGGAGGTAGTGGTGGATTTGGATCCTCCCCAGGGCCAGGCGGAAATGGCGGAAACGGTATTGTTATCATACGATACTGGGACCCTACATACAAGATCACTCCAACTCCAGGCGAAGCAGAAACTAATTCTATAACATTAACATTAAGAACAACCGGCGTAACAAATGGCGCAGTGATTCCTTTTACAGTTTCTGGTGTTGGTGTGTCAGCAGCTGATTTTACACCTGCATCTACTAGCGGTAATTTCACAGTGTCAAGTTCAGACGGCGGATTCAACGGAGTAGCTACTACTACCATAACACTGGCATCTGATTCTGCCACCGAAGGCAACGAGGAAGTTACAGTTTCTTTGGTCAACGGATTGGCCACATGTTCATTTTTAATTGGAGATTTTTCTAGAGCTGCTCCTGCTAGTATTACGGATACCACTATACAGATCCAAAATTATAATAATATCAGAGACAAGATCGTTGCTGTGCTAGGATCGGGATCTTCAAATTCTGGGTACGGACAGTCCATATACAGTTCGGCAGTATCATTGGGGCAGAAGATTGGTATCTCTGAATGGAATCGTTTAAAATTTGATATCATCAATGCTTGGACACACATCTACGGAACTACTCCAGGGTTAGTAACAATTTTAGAAAATGATATCATAAGAGCAGGAGTTTCTGCATATCCGTTCGTGCAATATGATTCTTACGCCAATGCCATAACAGCAGCTCGAGGCAAGCGTCCTGCAGTTGGACAATTCATTACAGTTAGCAAAGGTTCTCAAAGAAGAACAGGAAGTTTTGTTAACCAATTAAATTGTATCATTACTGTGAGTTTCGCTTCAGCAGCAGCAGCTCGATCCTTTTTCAACTCCGGCGGCGAAATACGAATTCAATCCATATTTGCCGGCAGTTCGGGAACCTCACAAAATAACTCCTGGCAGAGTGTGTTAAGCACAGCTGGCCAACAGGCATTTGGTGGATTTATTCCAGTACAAGGCACAGGCACATTAGACGGCAAGAATTTTTACAGATGCACCACAATTTTCCAAGAATGGTACAGAGCTCAAAGTACCAATTCGTATGCTGCCAACAATTATATATTGTCTGCACGTACTCCCGCAGTGGCTAACAATAGCGGAGGAACTGCTACTACCTTAGAACTATACGTCCAATTGTTTGACGATCATACTGGTATATCAGCCGGCCCGGATGCCGTAGACGGTATATTGGATGTATTCGTTGAGACATTAGAAGCCACTGGAACCATGCAGCCCTCGGGCGCAGGACTAGGAAACTTCACAGTAGCTTCCCCTAGCATCTCAATTGGAACTATAACTGGCAGTTAATTTTCTCGTGGAAACCTAGCACTATAAATAAAGTGCTATGTTAATCAGGAGAATTTTATGGAAGAGCAATTAAAAAAAGCTCTGGATTTTTCAAACTATCGCCAAGCATTTTCAATCCAAAGAAAGACATTAAAAGAAAAAGCTGATGCCAATTTAACGTTTGGTATCAATGGCGGCATTTTTAAAATCGACAGAGAGTTGATCACATTTATTCAAATGCTGATCGATCAAGGACGGACGTCGGGTGTTCCGCTACTTGACATCAATGAGACTCCGATACTAATCGAAGATGTGCAGTCTTTTCGAGATCAGATACTCGATAGATATTTTTCTGCTACCTTGGAATATTTTGAACAATATCAGAAACTCAAAAAAAGCAGAAGTATTGAGAAACTGGTAGACCTATGAAGCGCGGTGTAGTAATATTCGCTCATAACAATAGAGACACTGACTACGCCTTGATGGCAGTGATTGCTGGCGGCTTGGCTAAAAAATATCTCAACCTACCAGTTAGTCTTATCACAGACAAGACCACAGTGTCGTGGATGAAAGAATCCAAGATATATCAACGTGCAGTAGATGTTTTTGAAAACATAATAGAAATTAAAAAACCCGAATCTGAAAATAAACGCAGATTGCATGATGGTGCATCGATTAGCAAGATCGTGCCTTTTGTTAATAACAATAGAGCCAGTGTGTTAGATCTAACACCCTACGATAAAACTCTACTGATAGACTCAGATTTCCTTGTTTTTTCCGATAGGCTGAACGAATATTGGGACATGGATGATGTACTAATATCAGATTCCATGAATGACATAGTGGGTCTAGAGAGAACAGGCTATCACGATAGGTATATTTCTGATACCGGAGTACACATGTTCTGGGCCACGGCAGTGATGTTTACTAAAAATGATCAGGCCAAAAGTTTTTTCGATATGGTGCAATATGTACGGGACAACTATCAATATTACGGAGATCTTTTTAGATTTGACACTAGACAATATAGGAATGACATCGCGTTTTCTGTAGCCAAACATATATTGACAGGATTTGAAAGTGATCGATCTTTGACTTTGCCTTCTGTGTTCACTTCCATAGACAAAGATATATTGTATGATGTTGACTCCACGGGCAAGTTAACATTCTTAATTTCTCACAACCTTACCGAAGATTATTGCACAGCAGTGATCCGGGGAAGAGATATCCATGTCATGAATAAACAGAGCCTAGTACGTCATGCTGATAAGTTATTGGAGTTGATATGAACTTTGGATATCTAATTGTAGTAAGCCATCATGAGACCATAGACTATGAACAGATGGCCTATGCTCTAGCACTAAGCATTAAGAACACACAGAAACCAGGATACGATAAGGTTGCATTGGTAATAGATGACACACATCAATTGACTAGATTTAACTCTCCGTGGGTATTTGATTATGTAATAGAATGGGATCAAGAAACACACTGGAATGGTCGTAGTTTCATGGATCAACTATCACCGTTTGAACATACTGTTTGTGTTGACACAGACATGTTGTTCATGCGAGATTACAGTCATTGGATAGATTACTTTGTGGAAAATTCTGAACTATACGTAGCTAACTGTGCTTATACCTACAGAGGTGAGCAGATAACCAGCGATGAATATAGAAAGACATTTACTAAAAATGCTTTACCTAATCTTTACAGCTTTTGGACCTTCTTTAAAAAAGATTCAGAGTTAGCCACAGAATTTTTTACTCTCGCTAGGTATATTATGAAGTATCCTAAAGAGTTTGCTAATTCCTTTCTAACACAGCACAAGCCCAAAGAAATAGGCACAGACGAATCCTTTGCGCTTGCCGCTAAGATATTAGATGTTGCAGATGACATATCATATCCTCTGAGTTTTCCTAAGGTAGTACACATGAAACCGCTGGTACAAAACTGGCCATGGCCAGCTGATACAACGTCTGATCATGTGGGATTTTATTTGAATCCTAAAGCCAAGTTAAAAATTGGTAATTATCAACAGCATGACATTGTGCATTATGTAGAAAAAGATAAAATTAATACAGAGATGATTAATATTTTTGAGGAGATAGCATGGAAGAAGAATTAAACATCGACACATGGTTAATTAATAATCCTGCTCCAGTTGTTGAATATGCAATGGTATATGATCCAGAATCTGGGCAAGGGTTGAGTATTGGTCCTAATCATGCATTTGAATCTGAAAAATATAAAATACCAGTTGATTCTGAAAAAGCAGAATTAATAATTAACGGAAAAATTAGATTAAGTTCTTGCTTCGTGGATTTTAGAAATAATTCTTTAGAAATAACAGAAGTAAAAAACATATTTAAAATTGATGATGTGTTGCATAGGGTTATTTCAAAACAATGGACAGAAATTGATAGACCTGATATCTACATAACTTATGATCGATCTAAATGCACGATGAAATTTGAACTGACTGAAGAGTTCAATGGCACTAAAAAAATGCCTAAGAAATATCAACCTGTAAGTAAACGGAAGGTTTTATGGGATGGTGAGACTGTTATGAATTTTTTAATAACAGAATACAACGATCCTAATATTTTGTACAGTATGCTTGCTATAAAAATTTCTGATCTCAGCGGTAAAAGCAAAACGATAAAAAATTTAGAATTGCCTGATAAGTTTAGTCTTTATACTAGACGAGTTTTTAAAAATTATATTATAGAACATAAATGAAAATTGTAGAATTTGATGTAGTCTTTTTAAGCTATGATGAACCTAACGCAGATTTGCATTATGCAGATTTATGCAACAAGGTGCCGTGGGCTAAACGTGTTCACGGAGTCAAGGGCAGCGACCATGCACATAAAGCAGCAGCAGAACTAAGTGAGACTGAATGGTTTATCACAGTTGATGCAGACAATATCGTTGACCCTGCATTCTTTAATCTTGAACTTGATATGACTGATCCTAAAATACAGGTCTATGGGTGGTGTGGGCGTAATAGCATTAATGGATTACGATACGGCAATGGTGGATTGAAAATCTGGAAGAAAGATTTTGTGCTTAATATGCGGACTCACGAAAACTCAGACAGCGATCGAGGGCAGGTAGATTTTTGTTGGGAAGATGGCTATCGTAATTTTCCTAGAGTCTACAGTGAAAGCATTATCACTGGATCACCGTTCCAAGCATGGCGAGCAGGATTCCGTGAAGGTGTCAAAATGACACTACTTGACGGGGTCAAAGTTCCTCCTCAAGAAATTCGAGAACGTATTTGGTGGCATAACATCCATCGACTGCGCATGTGGTCAACTGTGGGTGCGCATGAAGAAAACGGTATGTATGCAGTGTACGGTGCTAGGTTAGGAACATGGATGGCTAATTGTACACAGTGGAATTATGTTGATGTTCGAGACTTCGAGATCCTTAGGAGCATTTGGAATCAATACGGCAAGCCGTATCAAGAAGTCAACGGCGACGGGCTAATTGACGAGATTAAAAATCTTGGAGACAAAATAAAAACAGAACTAGGGTTAGACTGGCCTTGGTTAGATCCTGACACTAGCAAATATACATTAGATTTATATGACGAAACTATAAATCTTGGATTGACCTATTATCGAATGCCTGAAAATGTATGATATTTTTTTAGTCTCTTCTAGCGAAATCAACAACGAAATCTGGTTATCGTTTAAAGAAAAGTTCCCCAACGCACAGAAATTAGAAAACGTAAAAACATTTGAAGAAGTAAAAACTCGAGCGTTTACTAAAATGTTTTGGGTAGTCTGGGATCATTTAAATGTTATAGATTTTGAGTTTGATTATCGCGTACCTAAATGGGACGAGGAATATGTACACGTTTTTAAAAATGGAGAATACTACGATGGAGTATGTATATTTCCCAAGAATGCAAGAATACTACAACGAGAATGGGATTATAGATTTTTCACAAAGAAAAAAGAAATAGACATACATGCCAGTGTTCCACAGCAATATGACATTGTCTTTATAAGTTATAAAGAATCATTTGCTGAAGTTAACTATCTTAAACTCTACAGTAAAATCACAAAGAATAAGTTATTTAGAGTTGACGGAGTGCAGGGCATACATCAAGCTCATATTGAAGCAGCAAAAAAAACATCAACCGATATGTTCTATG